CTGACGCGGGGGTGTTCTTCGCGCTGAGCAAGGCGAAGATCATCGAAGAGCTGCCGCTGCTCACGGACAAACCCGACACCGCGTACCGGATGCTGAAGGCTCTCGACGAGGCCGGCCTTATCGAATTGTCGAGTACTTCGAACATCACGCTGTTTCGCCTCACGGACAAGGCCAAGGCTTGGAACCAGAAGCTGGACGGGTCGGAAAAATATCCGACCCCACCCAACAACGAAGGTCGGAAAAAAATCCGATCTACCTCGGAAAAAAATCCGAGCAAGGTCGGAAAAAAATCCGGACAAGGGTCGGAAAAATCTCCGACAAATCAGGATACCAATCATCAGGGTACCAATCAGGGGACCAGTCAGGATTTGCCGGAGGGCTCGGCGATGCCGAACCAAACCGGCGCGCTGGTGCTGGTGGGCGGCATCGAACTGCCGAGGGTTGCCATCCCTGAAGATATGCCTGGCCCGAAGGACCAGTGCTGCAAGACTTTCAAGACCTGGGCGAACTACGCCATGTCCTACCGCAAGCGCTACAAGGCCTGGCCGGTGTGGAACAGCAAGGTCGGTGGTCAGCTCGGATTGCTGATTGGCCGGCTGGGTATCGATGTCGCCCACAGCGTTGCCGCGTACTACGTCAGCATCAACGACGCAGTCCTGATGCGTAAGTGCCACCCGCTGGGCGACTTGCTGGCCAACGCAGAGTCGTACCACACGCAGTGGGCAACCCAAACCCAGGTGACTGGTACCACCGCGCGGCAGGCCGAGAGCACCCAGGCGAACGTTTCGGCGATGGAGCAGGCCCTGGCTGCGCAGCGTGAGCGGAGGGCAAACAATGCTCAGTGATCTCCAACAAGACCAGTTGCTGGTTTCGCTGTTCGCGACGGCGGAAGCCATGGGTCAGCAGCTCACCCAAGGCGCTGCACTGGTGATGGTCGACGACCTGAAGGCGTACACGGAACAAGCGCTGACCGGCGCGCTAAAGGCATGCCGGCGCGAGGGCGGGCGGCTGACGGTGTCGGCGATTGTGAAGCATGCAGATGGTGCGGATGGCCGCCCGGGCAAGGATGAAGCCTGGTCGATTGCCCTCGCAGGTAGCGATGAGTTCGAAACGGTGGTCATGACTGCCGAAATTCAGCAGGCCATGAGCGCTTCGGCACCGATCCTGGCGAGCGGTGACAAGGTCGGTGCGCGGATGGCCTTCATGAGCGCGTACGAACGGCTTGTCAGCCAGGCGCGGGCAGAAGCGGCGCCCGTGCGTTGGTCGGTGTCTCTCGGCTTTGACTCCAATCGCCGGTTGCGCGCCATTGAGTCCGCACAGCGGATGCACCTGATCACCCAGGTGCAGGCCGCTGGCTACCTGGCAGACCTGCGTATTACCCCTATCAGTCAGGACGGTCTTGCAATCGCCGGGTTGATCTCCGGCGAGGTACGCGAGGCATCGCCTGATGTGCAGAAGAAGCTAGCCGGTGTTCGCAAGCTCGTTGAGGCCGAACGCAATCGACAGCGCAGGGCCGCCTTCAAGCTTGCGCAAGCCCTTCGGGTGAACACCTACCTGCGCAAGCGCAAGGCACGGGTTGCGGTTGCCGCGGCGCTTGCCCTGGTGAGCAACTGATGGTGCTGATCAAGCGTAGCTGGGTGGTCACCACGCCCGGATACAAATCTTTCCGAATGGGTGGTGAGCCCATGAGTTATGCCGAGGCCTTGGCCACGGCCCGTTCGATCTGGCCGTTGGCCGAGGTGCAGTGATGGGTATCCGACAGACCAAATTGACCAAGGCCGCCCGGGGCCGCGACTGCCAGGTGCGTGTGCCAGGCGTGTGCAACCACAACCCGGAAACCACCGTGCTGGCGCACTACCGCCTGGCCGGCACCAACGGCATGGGCTGCAAGCCGAACGACTTCCAAGGCGCATGGGCCTGCTCGGCATGCCATGACTATGTGGACGGTCGCGGCGGCAGTCGCCGGGCCGGTGACCGGGATCAGGCGCGCCAGCTGCACGCCGAGGGGGTCATGCGTACCCAGGACATTCTGATTCGTGAGGGGAGGGTAGCGTCGTGAAGTTGGCAGACAACATGGAGTTGCAGGCTGAGGCGATGAAGCGCATCGGATTTCCGCCAAGCATGCCGGCCGAGTACCTCACATATCCAAATTTCAACCGTTTGATAGAGGCCATGAACGTTCTGAAGGCGTCCGCCGGCCCCTATCAGAACGTAGCGATATGCGCGGACTGCTATGCCGTCCATGACTGCCCATTTGGTGCTCGGCACGAAAACGCTTTCCACCACACCAAGGTATGCCGTGCGTGCGGCAGCCGGTCTGGCTTTGAAGATGTTGTGGGTTGCTGGATATCATTCGCCCGCTTCTGGCATCTGAGCACGTGGCACACGGGGTGCTGGGCGTTCGATTTCTGCACATCGCCCGGCCGCAATCGCGATGGGACGCTGAGGGCGGGCGAATGAAGGCCTTCGCACCCAAGCTGTTCAAGCCGAAGGCGCCGCGCGCTAAGTCCATCGACCGTGAAGGCCAAGAGCAGGCGGCGCTCATGCGCGAGGTCGAGTTGCGCTACCCCGAGGCATTCAAACTGATCTACCACGTGCCTAACGGTGGTCACCGGCACAAGCTGGTGGCGATGAAGCTGAAAGAGCAGGGCGTTAAGGCGGGAGTGCCTGACCTGGTGCTGCCTATGGCGCGCGCCGGGTACTTCGGGCTCTACATCGAATTCAAGGCCAAGCCACCGTTCGACGCCGCCGTGTCGGCCAGCCAGGACGCCTACATTCAGGCGCTGATCGCCCAGGGCTATCTCGCGGTGGTGTGCCGCGGTCACATCGATGCGCTGGAGTGCCTGCGGGCATATCTGCTCCAGCCCCGCACTATGGTGGCTGCATGAGCAAGACACGTGCGGTGAAGTTCAGCGACGCGGAGATCCGCCGGCAGGCCGCCGACCCAGCGGTGCACGACCTGCGCGACCCGCGGCACCCGGGCCTGTACCTTCGCTTCGGCCAGGACCGGCAGCGCGGTTCGTGGTATCTGGTGAAGGGCAAGGCCTGGAACCAGATCGCGCGCTTCCCCGACCTCGGCGCCGCCGCGGTACTGGCGGAATTGCCGGCACTCCGCCAGCGGCTCCTGCGCGATCCGGCGGCGGCGGTAGCGTTGGGCGGCCTGGCCACCGTGGGCCAGCTGCTGGACTGGTACGGGGACCGGATGGGCCGTGACCGCTCGTTGTCGGCCAAGCGCAAGACCGGCGCCAAGTCGGCCATTGCCTGCCACCTGCGCCCGCGCCTGGCCAGCCTGCCTATTCGTGAGGTATCGGCGCCGGTGCTGGACAAGCTGCTTATGTGGCCTGCGCAGGAGATGCTGTCGCTGTCGTACGTGCGCCAGCTGTTTGGCCTACTGGTGGTCGCGTTCCGCCAGGCGCATAAGCTTGGGCTGATCGATAGCAACCCGGTGGCGGGGCTCAAGTTCGTCGACTTCACCAAGGCCAAGATCATGCCCAAGGCGGCGCGCCTTCGTGGGGTGCACCTGGTGGACGTGGTCCCGGCGCTGGCCGCCCGGTTTGAGGAGCAGCCCGGCGAAGCCATGCTGGCCCTGATGATGTTGTGCCACGGCACCCGGGTGGGAGAGACCCGCCTGGCGCGCTGGCCCGATATCAGCCTGGCCAACGCCGAGTGGTTCATCCCGGCGGAGCACACCAAGACCCGCACCGAGCACCGCCTGCCACTGACCGCCCAGGCCAAGGCCCTGCTGAGTCGCTACCGAGCCGCACAGATTGCCCAGGGCTACGACGGCATCTACCTGTTCCCGTCGCGGCGTGGGCGGGCATTGAGCGAGGGGCAGGCCAGCGCCGTGTTCACCCGCCTAGGCCAGGGACAGTGGACCAGCCACGACCTTCGCAAAGTCGCGCGCACCGCCTGGACCGACCTCGGCATCGACGGGCACATCGGCGAGATGCTGCTGAACCACTCGCTGGGCAAGATCGCCTCTACCTACATCAACACCCAGGCGCGCGAGCAGCGGTTGAAGGCGCTGGAGAAGTGGCACGGTTGGTTAGATGAACGCGGCTTTCAGGGTATTCACAACCTGACAGGCACCCAATACGAAGAATCGCATAACCCTGCGCAGGCCTTTAGTGGCGTGGGCTGCAAGGCTATTCCAGACATTGTTAATGGCGAGGTTTCAAAATGAGCAAAACCCTAAAAGCGGGCGACCTCGCCCTGACTCTGGTACCCGATTCGGAGATCCCTTGCGGCAGCACAGTGTTGCTGGTTGAACGGATCGAGAAGGGACAGATGCTCTACGGCAAGGATCGACAAATGGCGGCACCAACTGCCGGTTGGTACGTGACTCAACCAGGCTCGTCGGTGAAGGTCGCCTATGGGGATTCAGAACTTATGCCGCTGCGTGGCAGCGCAGTGCCAACGCCGAAGCTTGAGGTCGAAGAGATTTGTTACCTGTTCGGGGTTCGGGCATGAGAAAGATCCACGGCCCATCGTTCCGCGCTGCTCAGCTCGACCTGGCCAAGTGCCCAGCGTGCCGGGGCAGGGCTGTGGTGCCCGGCGTCTTTCACGAACTGGCCTGCGTGCAATGCAACGCCTCTGGCTGGGTATCGGCTGATACCGGCGAGGCTCTACCGCTGGAGGTGTTGGTGACGCAGCTCAGCATCCGCCTGCAGGCCGCAGATCATCAACTTGCGCAATTGAAGCGCCCGGCGCGGGTAACTGGCCCGGCTGCGCAGTACGAACAAGGCAACCGCCGCGGCGCCGGCGGCACCAACTACACAGGGGATTGAGTGATGGGCATGTACAAAGACGTGATGGGTACCCTGGTACGCGTGCTGGCCGCCGACAACATCGACAACAGCACGAAGCAGTCCTGGCAGAAGCTCATTGATGCCGACATGCGCCAGGGCGGCACCGGTT